CGCAGACTATTCATTGCAGTTGAAAAATCAATTGCAACTGCTGCGGAAAGCTTCCTATTTGAGTTTAATGACGAATTCACACAAACTCAATTTAGAAACATTGTTGATCCATTCTTACGTGATATTCAAGGGCGCCGTGGTATTATTGACTACAGAGTTGTGTCAGACTCTACTGTTAATACTCCTGAAATCATCGATCAAAACAAATTCCGTGCAAGCATCTTTATCAAGCCTGCTCGTTCTATTAACGTTATCGAACTTACATTCGTGGCTACAAGAACTGGTGTGGAATTTGACGAAATCGTTGGCCAGATCGCTTAATAAATAGTATAAAAAGGAGAAAGACACATGGCATTTAATATCAATCAGTTCAAATCAGAACTTGTTGGTGGCGGTGCACGTCCTACGCTCTTCCAATGTCAGATCACTAACCCAATTAACTCAGCTGCCGATATCAAGATTCCATTCATGGTAAGAGCAGCTGGGATTCCTGAATCAACAGTAGGTCAGTACACAGTACCTTACTTTGGTCGTCAGGTTAAATATGCTGGTGATAGAACATTTGCAGACTGGACTGTAACGGTTATCAACGACGAAGATTTTGCCATCCGCAACGCAATGGAAGAATGGTTGAATTTTATCAACTCTCACGATTCCAACGCAAGAGGATTGCCACAGCAATACAAATCAACCGGTCAGATTACTCAATACAGTAAAGACGGTTCAATCCTTCGTACATACATTTTCGAAGGTATGTTCCCAATTTCTGTGGATGGTATTCAGCTTGATTGGTCTCAAACAGACTCAATCGAAGAGTTTAATATTACATTCCAATATGATCTATGGAGAGTTGAAGGTTCTACTGGCATTCCAACTACCTAATTTTTATAATATGAGGAAATGACAAGTGAAGATTTTTGGATTTGAAATCAAGAGAGAAGTAGACGAAGTAGAAAATGCTGTTTCGTTTACTTCACCTTCTAATGACGACGGTGCTATCACCGTTGAAAGCAGCGCTCTTGGTGGATTTTATAGTACCATCCTTGATATGGAAGGTACTGCTAAAACAGAATCAGAATTAATTACAAAATATCGCGGACTTGCGATGCAGCCAGAGATTGCGCAAGCGGTTGATGAGATTGTAAATGAAGCAATTAATATTGATTCTGATGAAAACGTTGTGGAAATCGTTTTAGACGATACAGATCTTCCTGATAAAGTTAAAGAAAAGCTTACAGAAGAGTTTGAAGAAATTCTTTCTCTTCTAGATTTTTCAAGTAGTGCTTATGATATTTTTAGTAAATTTTATATTGATGGTCGTATTAACTATCATATTATTATCGACGACGAAAATATCAAAGAAGGCATTCAAGAATTAAGATACGTAGATCCTCGCAAACTTAAACTTATTCGTGAAATGGATAAGAAAAAGTTAGATCCGCATTCAGGTATCCCAGTTAAAAAAGTTAAGAACGAATACTATATGTATTCAGAAAATGGTTTTGGTGGCGATAAAGGTTCTCAACAGTCTGGCGCTACAGGATATAAGATTTCAAAAGACTCTATTGCAAGAGTTACTTCTGGTCTAATGAATGAAAACAATTCATTAGTTTTATCTTATTTGCACCCATCAATTAAGCCTCTTAATCAATTAAGGATGCTAGAAGATGCTACAATCATTTATACTCTTACAAGAGCTCCTGAAAGACGAGTTTTCTACATTGATGTTGGTAACTTACCTAAATCAAAAGCTGAACAATATCTAAGAGATATGATGGTTCGCCATAAAAATAAATTGCAATATAATTCATCAACTGGCGAAATCACCGATGGTCGCAAAATGATGACAATGACCGAAGATTTTTGGTTCCCTCGTCGTGGTGGTGAAAGAACTACAGAAGTTGATACGATGGCTGGCGGTAATGCAGCTGGTCTTACTGATGATACAAACCTCCAGTATTTTCAACGTAAACTATTTAAAGCCCTTAAAGTTCCTTTATCTCGTTTAGAGCCAGAAACAATGTATTCATTTGGCCGTGTTTCTGAAATTACACGAGATGAATTAAAATTTGGTAAGTTTATTCGCCGCCTAAGATCTCGCTTTAGTGTTATATTTACACAGTTTATGGAAAGACAGCTTGTTCTTAAAGGTATTATGACACCTGAAGAATTCGCCGAAATTAAAAATGATATTAGATACGACTTTATTGTCGATAACTATTTTGAAGAACTAAAAGAAGGCGAAATCCTTAAGGAAAGACTTACAACTCTTCGCGAAGTTGAAGAGCACATTGGTACATATTATTCTCGTGATTGGGTTCGTAAAAACGTTTTACGGATGTCTGAAGAAGATATTAAAGAACAGTTAAAGCAAATTGAAAAAGAAGCAGAGGAAGAGCCTCAAGAAGAGCCAGAAGCGCCAGAAGCGCCCGAACAAGAGCCACCTCAGCAGCAAGATTCAGCAAATAACATAAATGGATAAATATATTCAAATTAAATTTAAAGCCAGGAGATTCAAATGAAATCCTTTAAACAAATTATCTCAGAAATTGCAGTACCAAAACCTGCAGAGGAAAAAGCTTTCTGGGATCAACACTCACAAGCTATTGGTAAACATCCAGTTGCTACTGATGCACAGCATAAAGGTATTGACAAGCCAAAAGCAAAGCGTAAAGCCGACCAAGAAGGCGATGCAAATTATGATAAAGCGGTGATGAATAAAGACACTCGCATGAAGGGTGCTGCTGTTGGTGTTAACGAAGCTGCAGATACTGCATCTCCAGACGAATCATCTATGGCAATGGATCAGGCAGACTTTATTGCATATGTTGCTGGCGAAATGAAAGAGCATCTGAAAGCAGGTAAAGAATTTCCAGAATGGATGCAAAACAAATTAAGTAAGCTGCAACAAGCTGCCCAAGATTTACACGGTAATTTTGGTGCTCATGGCGATGACATGGATGAAGCTCTTTCTAGTGGTCAAAAGAAATTAGACCATAACAAAAATGGCAAAATCGATGCTCATGACTTCCAGCTTATGAGAAAAAAGAAGATGAAAGAAGAAGCTAAGCTCGACGAAGCAACATTTTCTATGGATATAGATTATAACTATGAGAAAAAATTAGAAGCTGGAGCAAAAAAAGCTGGTCTTGGTGTAAAGTTTATTCAACATGGCGGCGCTACTGAAATGGTTCTTACTGGTGACAAAGATAAGATTACTAAATTCTTAAAAGCTCGTAGAGTTCCTGCTTCAGAAATTTCTAGTGGCTTTATTAAAGAAGAAGCAGAGCAAATCGATGAAATTTCTCAAGAAACTCTACGTCAGTACCACGGTAAAGCTGGTGCAGATCTTAGAGCAAAAAGAGATAAGCTTGACAAAGGTACTCTTACAACAGCAGATCTTAAAAAAGGTCAAAACCGAGTTAAAGGTTTAAACCGCGCTGCTAATAAAATGGAAGAAGTCGAACAGCTAGACGAATTATCGCCAAAGACTTTAGATAATTATAAAACAAAGGCATCTATGGGTGACAAAAGTGATTCTGCCTTAAGAAAAAAAGCTCGTGCTCATAAAACATTGGGGAATGATGCTGAAGCTAAAAGACTTAAGGATAAAGCAAAAAAGCGTTCTGATAGCTTCACAAAAGCTGCGGCGCGCAGTTTGGCACAAACAACTGGTTATACTGGCGAAAAAGGATCTAAATTAGATAAGGCTGCTAACAAAATGCCGCAGTCATATCGCAAAGTTCCTCGTAAAGAAGAAGTAGAACTAGATGAAACTACATCTTCAGCGTTAAAGCGCCCAGTAACTCAAACTGGTTCAGACGGAAAAACACGCACCGTTATGAAAAAAGCACGTACAGATGTAACTAATGACCGTGGTCAAGATAAAATTACTACTAGAGAATCTGTAGAAGTAATGGATGAAGCATTCCGTCAAGGTATTGTCAAGTTCAATGATAAGTCACAAATGATTCTTAAAAAAGAAGATGCAGATGCTTTAAATAATCTATTTAAAAATATGTCTTCTAGTGGTAAAAATAAAATGACTAAAGAAGCTATGGAAAGTAAAAAAGCTTTTGAGGAAATCTTAAGCTTTGCTAAAGAAGCATAATCTTTTCAGAATAAAGTTTTATAATATTATAAATATAATCAAATTGTAATAAAGGTGTATTAACATGAAGCTTATAACAGAAGTAACAGAAGAAGCTCAGGTATTGACTGAGATGAATGAAGAGACTGGTAAAAAGTCTTACTTCATCGAAGGCATTTTTATGCAAGGTGATATTAAAAACCGAAATGGCCGAATCTATCCTTCTGCTGTTCTTGAAAAAGAAATGAATCGCTATCAAAAAGATTTCATTGCTACAAAAAGAGCGCTTGGTGAACTAGGTCACCCAGATGGTCCATCAATTAATGGTGATAGAGTTTCACACTTAATCACTGAAATGAAAAAAGATGGATCTAATTTTATCGGTAAAGCGAGAATTCTTGGTACTCCAATGGGAGAAATTGTTAAAACTTTCATTGATGAAGGTATTACTGTTGGTGTATCAACGAGAGGCCTTGGTTCTGTTAAACCAACCAAGGAAGGTATCATGGAAGTTCAAGACGACTTTCATTTAGCGACAGTAGATGTTGTGACAGATCCATCTGGTCCAAATTGCTTCGTTAATGGTATCATGGAAAATGCTGAATACTATTATGATATTGCTTCTGGAAATTGGATTGCTCAACAACCTATTGAACAGGTTATTGAAGAGATTCAACAGGAAGTAGAAAAAGAAATTAGAAGAGTTGTTCATCGTGTTGATGAGAGCACTGCAGCGAGACTATTCGAGCGCTTTGTTAACTCGCTTAGAAATTGAATTAATAATAAATAGTAATCATATAGAATAACCACTAAGAGGGAGTAGAACATATGTCAGAACATGAGTTAGACGAAAAGTTCGTTGCTGACCACACAGGCGGTGAAGGAGTTCCACCAGCGGAAGCTGCTACACCAACAAATGCGGCCGGCGGTGCTATCGCAAAGAAAAAAGCTGATGTTAAAAAATCAGTTGATCCAAAAGCAGACAAAGTTGCTTCTGTAACTCCAGGCCAAGGCGCCGTTAAAGAAGCTGCCGAAGACGAAGAGTCAGAAGAAATTGTTGAAGAAGTAATTGAAATTGAAGAATCAATTCAAGCTATCTTTGAAGGCATGGACCTATCTGAAGAATTTACACAAAAAGTTACTTTAGTATTCGAAGCTGCTGTTAATGAAGCTGCAACTAAGAAAGCTGAAGCAGTAATTGCAGAAACAACTGAAGCTCTAGAAGCTGAAATGAAAGAATCAGTTGAAGCGTCTGTAGAAAAAATTGTAGAAAATCTTGATTCATATCTCGACTACGTTGTAGAAGAGTGGATGAAAGAAAATGAATTAGCGATCGAAACTGGTATTAAAGTTGAGATGGCTGAATCATTAATGACCGGTCTTAAGGATCTTTTCAACGAGCATAATATTGAAATTGATGAAGAATCAATTGATGTAGTTGCTGGTCTTGAAGAAGAAGTTGAAGGTCTTAAGAAAACTGCTAATGAGCAAGTCAACGAAAACGTTGAACTTAAAAAGCAGATTACTGCACTTAAAGCAGAAAAAGTTTTTACTGAAATGACTGAAGATCTAACAATCACTCAGCGTGAAAGATTAAAAGTCCTATCAGAAAAACTAGATTTTGCTAATGTAGACGATTATAAATCTGATTTAGCAACTCTAAAAGAATCTTTCTTCAAAAAAGATGCAAAGGTTGTAACAGAGGAAGTTGAAGAAGAAATCATCACTGAAGAAGAAGTTGCAGTAAAACCGGTTTCTGATCACTACACAATCAATGCTCTTGTTGAGGCTCTAAACGCAAGACGCAACAACAACATGAAAAACTAAATAATATAAATAATATCCAGATAGAACTTCATTAATAAGGAGATAGAAAAAAATGACACAGTCAAACTATCAGGCGCTTGTGGAAAAGTGGAGCCCAATTCTTGAGCACGACTCTTTCGCAGCAATTAAAGACAGCCACAGAAAAGCGGTGACTGCAACTATTCTAGAGAACACCGAAAAAGCTCTTTTAGAGTCCGGTGATCAACAGTTAGCTCAGTCTTCACTTCTAATGGAAACACCAATCAATGCTTCTGGTTCTAGCCCCGCTGGTTTCAGTTCAGGCGCAACTGCAACTGGTCCAGTTGCTGGTTACGACCCAGTACTTATTTCACTAGTACGTCGTGCAATGCCAAATCTAATTGCATACGATATTGCTGGTGTTCAGCCAATGACTGGCCCAACCGGTCTTATCTTCGCAATGCGTTCTAAGTATGCTAACTCTACTGCTCAAGGTACAGAAGCATTCTACAACGAAGCAGATACAGACTTCTCAGGTACAGGTACTCATGCAAATGCTCTAGGTGCTGGTTCAGAAACAACTGGTACTGGTATGGATACAGCAGCTGCTGAAGCACTTGGTTCAACAGGTAACTCTTTCGCAGAAATGGCGTTCTCAATCGAGAAAGTTGCTGTAACAGCGAAATCAAGAGCTCTAAAAGCTGAATACACCACTGAGCTTGCACAAGACCTTCGTGCAGTTCACGGTCTAGACGCTGAAACAGAACTTTCCAACATTCTACAAGGTGAAGTCCTTGCAGAAATCAACCGTGAAGTAGTTCGCACAATCTACTCAAACGCTGTAGCTGGTGCTGCTTCTACTGCTTCTGCAGGTACTTTCGACCTAGACGTCGATGCAAACGGTCGTTGGTCAGTTGAGAAGTTCAAAGGTCTAATGTTCCAAATCGAGCAAGAAGCTAACGCGATCGCAAAAGCGACTCGTAGAGGCAAAGGTAACATCGTAATGTGTTCATCAGATGTTGCTTCAGCTCTACAAATGGCAGGTGTTCTAGATTACACACCAGCTCTAGCAGGTAACAACCTACAAGTTGATGACACAGGCAACACATTCGCAGGTGTTCTAAACGGTCGTTACAGAGTATACATCGATCCATATGCAGGTTCTAACTACCTAGTGGTTGGCTACAAAGGTACTTCAGCATTTGATGCCGGTATCTTCTATTGCCCATACGTTCCACTACAGATGGTACGTGCAGTTGGTGAGAACAGCTTCCAGCCAAAAATCGGCTTTAAGACTCGTTACGGTATGGTTTCAAACCCATTCGCTAAAGGTCTTGCACAAGGTTCTGGCGCACTTGATGCTAACTCAAACGTATACTACCGTAGAGTTGCTATCGCAAATCTATTCTAATAATAAGAAGGGCAGAACAACTGCCCCTCCTAATACTAATTGGGGAGCCTTTACGGCTCCCCTTTTTATTGCTCCATTGATTTTCTGTATTCACAGTAACTGTCCCAGCCAAATTCATATACTGCATATGCAACAACAAATCCAACAAAGGGCACAACAAAAGCAATAGTCATTAATAAATCAGCCATTAATACTGCTGCTATATAATCATACCAACGTATCATTTCGATTCAATTTGACGCTCTAGAGGTGCTAATACAGCTTCTGCAAATTGCATAAAGTCTTCGTTTTTAGCAGCTTCTTGAGCTAGTGTTGATGCATGGTAAATACGAGCAAGCTTGTTAAAATCTTTCTTGGGTACCATACACTCAGTTAGCATGCGTTCAGCGATTTCTTTTTGAAAATCCTTTTCGGCTTCAGCACGAGTCATAGACTCAGACATTTCCTTTAGAGCACCTTGGATCTTTTTACGAGTATCGTCGGTAACAACTGAAGGTAGTGAATCATCATTAACAATCATTTTAGTTTTCCTTCTTCACGTAGTTTTGCACGAATTTTTGTAGCACTAATATTATGAATATCTTCACCAAGATCATGCTGTGTAAATGTATATCCTACACCACGGCCATATGAAATATCAACAATATTTGGCACGAGCATGATAATATATTCTTCACCATGCGTAAAGCCTTCCTTTGCAAGTCCTTCTTCGATGTTAATAGTAACAGTATTAATATCAAAAGGATTATCATCTTGTGCTACTGTACGCCCACCACCAGCATCAGAGCCCACGATCCCGCCTACATCACGAATCATAATGGCTACTTGGCCAGTCTCCATAAGTGCCTTCTTAAACAAGGCTGTGTGACCTGGATGCCACGGCTGCCACCTGCCCAACATTTGTGTAGTTGGTTTTTGCCAATCAAAGCTCATTCTTCAACTCCTGTTAATTTTAAAATTGTTTTTCCAATTTCAGAAATTTCTTCGTCAGAAAGATACGTATCAATTTTAAAGGTCACATTTTTTGGAGGTTCAAACATTTTGTTTGTATCTTCAAATCGGCCTTCCTTGATAGTGTTAATCCAAATTACTACGTCTGCATCAAATGCATCACGAGTTTTTTTCGTTGGACAAACGAAATCGCAAATGACAAACCTTCCTTGTTCTTTTTCATAATCGGCAAGATTTCTCATTCTGTTAGATTGACGATTTCTACCTTCTGGAGTAAA